CGAGTACCAGGCCATCTCCAGGAAGATCGCCCAGGAGATCGGCATAGACATGTTTGATGATACCACCTATGAGCCAGTACGTCTCATGTACTGGCCATCACACCCGAGAGATATAGAGCCTGTATTCCTGTTCCAGGACGGGCCCATGCTCGACCCTGACTACTACCTGGATCAGTACGAGGACTGGACCGATGTTACGCAGTGGCCGGTTTCCTCCAGGCAGGACGAGGCGATCCAGAAACTTATGAAGAAGCAGGAGGACCCGCTGACCAAGAAAGGAATCATCGGTGCCTTCTGCAGAGCTTACACAATCCAGGAGGCACTGGATAAGTTCCTTCCTGGCGTATATCTGCCTACAAGCTCAGAGAACCGATACACCTTCAACGGTGGCTCAACATTCGGCGGTATGATCGTCTACGATGATCGCTACACATACAGCCATCATGGCACTGACCCGACGACCGGACAGCTCTGCAACGCGTTCGACCTGGTAAGACTTCATAAGTTCGGTCATGAGGATGACAACACGAAACCTGATACACCTGTGGCCAAGCTGCCAAGCTTTACGAAGATGAGTGAGTTTGCTTCCGAGGATGACATGGTCAAGAAGACCATCGGAGAGGAGAGGCTCCGGGAAGCACTGGATGACTTTGACCTGGATGATTCAGGAGAAGATGATCCGGAAGAAGCGGTGGAGCTGGACACGGAGTGGATGGAGAAGCTGGAAATGGTCAAGGACCGATACAAGTCCACGATCAACAATGTAGCCGTGATCCTGGCCAACGATCCGATTCTGAAGGGAAAGCTCAAGTACAATGCTTTTGCAGGCCGTTCCATCATAGCAGGAGCGCTGCCATGGAATAAGGACAGAAAGGAAAGAGACTGGACCGATTCAGACGACTCCGGACTCAGACACTACATGGAAAAGACCTACGACATCACAGGGATTCAGAAGATCTCCGACGGACTGGCGGTGCACTTCACGAAACACAGCTTCCATCCGGTGAGAGACTACTTGGAGACCCTGGAATGGGACGGCATTCCGAGACTGGACTATCTTCTTATCGACTACCTTGGCACACCCGACACGCCGTACCACAGAGCTACTATCAGGATCCACCTGGCAGCGGCCGTGGCCAGAGTCATGAGGCCGGGGTTCAAGTATGACACCATGCTCAGCTTAACGGGTGCCCAGGGCATCGGAAAATCAACATTCATTCGTGTTCTGGGCCGTAACCAGTGGTTTTCGGACAGCCTGACTACCGTGCAGGGTAAAGAAGCCTATGAACAGCTGCAGGGTGTATGGCTACTGGAGATTGCGGAAATGATGGCCACGAAGAAGGCAGAGCAGGAAGCAATCAAACTGTTCCTTTCAAAGACAGAGGATATCTACCGTGAAGCCTATGGCCGCCGTACTGTCCGTCATAAGAGGCAGTGCGTGTTCTTCGCCACCACAAACGACAACGAGTTCCTGAGAGACCGTACAGGGGATAGGCGTTACTGGCCGGTTAAGTGCGGGGAGCAGGAGCCCAAGAAAAGCATATTCGATGACCTTCCGGAAGAGATTGACCAGGTCTGGGCTGAAGCCTTAGAGGTTTATAAGGAAATGATAGAGAAGAAGATCATCTTTGATCTACCGATAGAAGTACTGCAGGAAGCAGCCGCAATCAAGAAAAGACATACAGAGGTCAACGATAACGCGGGAATGGTCTACGAATACCTCCAGATCCCTATTACGGAGGACTGGTATCAGCTTGATAGGTTCGAGCGCCGGGACTATATCAACAGTTATTCAAAGGTCAGCTTTGATACTGGTGAGGTACAGCGGGAAAAGGTCTGCGTGGCTGAGGTATGGGTGGAGTGTTATGGAGGAGATCCTAAGAATCTTTCACCTTTAAAAAGTAGGGAGATCAATGACATTTTACGAACATTTGACGATTGGGAACAGGCACAGAGCATTTTAAGTTTTGGGCATGCATACGGCAAACAAAGAGCCTATACGAGGCGGAAACAAAGTTGATAGGACCGGAAACAATTGAAACAAGTTTACAATTCATTCACATTTATAAGGGAGTCTAGCTGGAAACAATTGAAACAGAATAATAGACTTTGTTTCCGTACTTTGTTTCCGGTCAAATCGTTGATACCACAAATGTAGAACCCTGTCGGAAACAAAAGAAACAAAAAATACTTATAAAAGAGAAATAGTAATAATACGTGTATATAGGGGTATATATAGGGGGTTACGGCCTATTATGCGTACCACTTACAGAAATTCTGTTTCCGTGTTTCCGGTGGATCAAAAATGGACAGCCAGGAGGAGAGATGAGAGAGTCAAAAATAGAAAAATACCTAAAAGGAAAAGTCGAACAATTAGACGGAATGTATCTTAAATTTTCGTCTACTGGCACGAATGGAGTGCCGGACAGGATTGTGATTCTGGAACATAAAGTTTATTTTGTGGAGCTGAAGGCTACAGGAAAGACACCGAGAAAACTCCAGAAATATATACATGCTGAAATGCTTAAGCGAGGATTCAAGGTTTATGTCATAGACAGTTTTGAAGGTGCCATAGAATTCATGAATTCCATTCAAAGGGGAGGTGATCACCATGAGGTATAAACCACACACATATCAGGAAACAGCGTTAAACCATATCATCGAAAACGATGCTGCGGGGCTCTTTCTTGATATGGGATAGCAAGGTATGGGAAAAACGGTCACTACACTGACCGCCGTAGACCAGCTGATGAATGACTACCTGGAAGTGGATAAGGTTCTAGTGATCGCACCGCTGAGAGTTGCGGAAGACACCTGGAGCCGTGAAACTGAAAAATGGGATCATCTGAAGCATCTGAAAATCGCAAAGATCCTTGGACCGGAAAAGCAGAGACTGTCAGCACTTCAGGAAGAAGCGGATATTTACATCATCAACCGGGAAAATACGGAGTGGCTTGTAAGCACCCTGGGGCTGAAATGGGATTTTGACATGGTGGTGATTGATGAGCTTTCAAGCTTCAAGTCCCATACATCGAAAAGGTTCAAGGCCCTTAAGAAGGTAAGGCCGCTGATCAAAAGGATTGTTGGTCTGACTGGAACTCCAGCTCCCAACGGTTACATGGATATATGGGCAGAGATTTATCTTCTTGATCGAGGAGAGAGACTAGGGAAAAACATCACAGCCTACAGACAGGAATATTTCTACACTGTTCAGAGACCCGGATTCCAGCTATACAAGATCAGAGAGGGCAGTGAAGAGAGAATAAACGACCAGATCAAGGACATCTGCATCTCCATGAAGGCCCGAGATTATCTGAAACTGAAAGAGCCATTATTCATAAACGTTCCAGCGACTCTGACAAGAGAAGAATATAAGACCTATAAAGAAATGGAAAAAGATGCCATCCTTCAGCTGGAAGAAGGGACAATCACAGCACTGAATGCGGCAGCCGTAGCAGGAAAGCTTCTTCAGATAGCAAACGGAGCTGTATACGACACCGAAGGAAACCATATAAGGATCCATGACAGAAAACTCGATGTCCTGGAGGATCTGGTTGAAGCGGCGAACGGAAAACCGGTTCTGGTGTTCTATAGCTTCAAACATGATTTCGAAAGGATCATGAAGAGATTCCCAAAGGCGCAGAAACTGGAAACATCCGAAGACATCAGAAAATGGAATGCAGGAAAAGCGCCGATCATGCTGGCCCATCCAGCCAGTACCGGACATGGGCTGAATCTCCAGGAGGGTGGAAACATCATCGTATGGTTTGGGCTGAACTGGTCATTGGAATTATATCAGCAGGCCAACGCCAGACTGCATAGACAGGGCCAGACGGAAGGAGTGATTATTCATCACATCATATCCGAAGGAACCATCGATGAGAGAGTGCTTCAGGTACTCCAGGGGAAAAACAACAGACAGGAGGCACTACTTGAGGCATTGAAAGCGATGAAGGCCGAAATAGGGGGTCCAGCATGATGATGAAAGCAGAAAGGGGGCTACCAATGCAGAAGAATGAAGATTCAGGCGAAGATACAGTATTCCACAGAAAGAAGAAGTTTTTAAAAAGGTATCAGAGAATACTGAAGAAGATAGAGAGACTGGATGAGAAAATTGGAGAAATAGAAAGCCAGCTTACATCCGTACAGAGTCAGAGAATAACGGACATGCCTAGAGGCGGACAACCCGTCTCTGCAGCAGAGCTGATATCAGATCGGGATGAGACAAGAATCAGGAAGGCAGCACTTCTGGAACAGGCCAAAGAAATCAGGATGGAAATATACATGGCCCTTGATACCCTGGAGGACTACAGAGAGGTAGAGGTACTGGAGCTGTTCTTCATCTACTGCATGGGCTTGGAAGAAATATCAGACAAGATGGGATATACCATAAGACATACCATCAGGTTCTACAGCAGCGCCATACGCAATCTTGATGAGGATGTCACAAACGTGTCAGTAAAATGTCAGTAACGTGTCATTAACAGAGACAGCAATACAGGTGTAAGATGATAGTGTCCAGAAGTGGATGGAACAGTGGCGCGTTCATGGTATACTTCCTCCGAATTGAGAGACCCATCAGGCACTACATCGGCAGCCTTGGGTCTCTTTTACTTTGTCTTGAAACCAGGAAAGGATGATCGATATGCTTTTGAAATCATGCAGGAAATGCGGCAGGGTGATACCCTACCCCAAGACATACTGCGACAGCTGTCAGCCCTTGATGGAAGAACAGAAGAAGGTCAATGAGAAGTTGAGTGAGCAGCGTTACAACAAGAACAGGAAGATCCGGAAAGACCCCAGGTATGCGAAGTTCTACAAGAGTAGGGAGTGGCGTACACTATCTCGTGTTTATCTGAGAGATCATCAGTACAAGTGTGAGCAGTGCAATAAGATAGCAACAGAAGTACATCATGTAGTACCTATACAGACCGAAGACGGCTGGGCCAGACGATTGGACTATGAGAACCTGGAAGCTGTCTGCATAAACTGTCATAACGACAGGCATAAGAGATTCACTGTCAGATAACACAAAGCAAATGGCGACACCGTTTAAGGCCCCTAGGAGCCTCTCTGAGAGGTTTTGTTTTTAGACAGGGAATTGCACGGTGAATAAGTCTTGAGACCGGAAGGGCTAAGAGGTGGACCCCAGGGGGTGGTTCTAAAAGTATGAGAGGTTCTGAGAGGAACGGTGCAGGTGCCTGTCCTGTAGAAAAATCCCCTTTTTTGAAACATATTCAGCAACGCGCATAACAGGCAAGGAGGAGGTGGGGAATTTGGGTGGAAGAGCAGCACAGCCTATAGCTTTGATAAAAGCAAAAGGAAAGACGCATATGTCAAAAGCTCAGATGAAGGAACGCGAGGAACATGAGATCAAAGTCGACATGACCGATGTGAAGCCTCCGGCCTATCTAACGGCAAAACAGAAAAGAACTTTTACAGAGATATCCGGAAAACTCATGAAAATCGGGATCATGACAGAATTGGATGAAGATACGCTGGCTCGATACCTTGTAGCACATGATCAGTATATTCAAGCTCTGAGAATGTATAAAAGCGCAGTCAGAGCAAATGAAGGTATTGACGTACTTGATAAGATATCAAGAATGCAGGACAGATATGCAAAGCAGTGCAGATCCATGGCAAGCGATCTCGGACTCACGATCACATCCAGGGCGAAATTAGTGGTGCCAAAGACCGAACCTCCGAAGGAAAATAAGTTCTTGGCGAAGTTCGGTGGTGGTTCAGCTGGATAGAGTAACAGAACATGCCTTATCTGTGGTAAGGGGTGAAACTCCTTCCGGAATTCTTCATAAACTTGCCTGTAAAAGGCATCTGAATGACCTGGACAGACAGAGGACTACTAAATTTCCATTTTACTGGGATGTTGAAGCTGCTGAAAGGGTACTTGAATACGCGGAAACCCTGACAATCGCTGAAGGTGATGAGCCCAGACCGGTAAAATTGATTCCGGAGCAGTGTTTTGACATCGGGAGCAGGTTCGGATGGAAAAAATTAAACGGGTATCGTCGATTCAGGCGATCCTATAAGAGCGTGGCACGTCAGAACGGAAAAACTTTTGAAAATGGAATTATGGGGACCTATGTAGCAGGATTTTCGGGATACAATTACGGAAAGCTGTTCACGGTGGCCACGAAGAAACGACAGGCACGACTGGCCTGGGAAGAAATGTCCAAGTTTATTAACGTGGATGAAGACCTCGGACAGATATTTGACGTGAAAGACTATAAGTCACTGATTGAGTGCAGCACTACAAAGTGCACGATAGAGGCTCTATCGAAGGAATCTGGACTGGATGACGGTTTCAGATCTTTATTTTCCAGCATAGATGAGCTGCATCAGCACCGAGATAACAGAGTATATAAAGCCATTTATAACGGAACCAGGGCCCTAAATGAAACTTTAGTCTCCATGATCACGACTCGAGGAGACAAACTGAACTCATTTTGCAAAGATATGGACGATTATTGTGTCAAGATCCTCAAAGGTGTAGCAACCGCAGAGGATTTTTTTGTTGACATTTATTCCCTCGACCCGGAGGACAACCCCTGGGAAGAGGAGAACTGGATCAAAGCCAATCCGTATCTTGCAAGGACAGAACAAGGACTTGAAACTCTACGTACCGATGCGGAAACA